ATCAACAACTTTTGCAGTTACACCTGAAACTTCACCCTTAATTCTTTTACCAATTAACTTATCGGCATAAAAAGATACAGGAATACCAAAATATGCTGCTTCAACTTGAACAGCATAATAATCTTGTTGGAAAGATAATTGACCAGGTATTACTTTCGACCCTTCTCTAAAAATATGATCACCAAATTTTTCAACCTGATTCTGAAGAATAGATTGTAATGTAGTTAATTCTCTTGCCTGAATTGGAAATCCAGGTTTGAATAATACTTTATGAAAATCATTAGCCGCATCAAAGTCGTCAAAATATGGACTAACGTTTAGATTCGTTTCCTGTGACATGTTTTAGAACTCGACGATGATTTTGATGTCTTCTTTTTGATTAATTGACCTCGTAATTGAAGCCCTATTATCAACGTATATAATTTCTCCAGAGTATTTCTTAACTTCTGGTGGAGCAACACCTTCTGTAAAGGTTTGTCCTAAGTTATACGTTTTATTATTTATTACGGTGGTTATACCGCTATAGTCTAGATCAATATTTAAATCTACTGATCCGCCACTAATAACAGTTGTTCCTCCTGTTGCTACAGTAGATGAGAAATCATGCAACTCAAATCCATACTCTGGATTTGTTTTTGCTATACCAGCAGTAGTAAATCCCGCAAGAGCACTAGCTTGCCAATACTTAAGAACTCTTGTCGTTGCATTCCAAGCAACAACTTGACCCACAGCAGTAGATCCTACACCAACTGTTTGACGAACTCTAGAGTCTGCAGTAAATGTTGCTGCAGTCACACCTGCCCCAGTTAGTCTTAATGCATAAACAGCACTTGCTTGAGTAGCACTAACAACTGTAGAAGAAGCATTTTCTTCTGGATTCTTTACAAGACCAACTCTTGCAAATTGTTGTCCTGTAACAAAATCAGGGTTAGAATCATCATTCTCAATACGAGAATAAACTAGAACTCTAGTTGCACCTAATTCCCTATAAATGTCAGCACCATGTCCTCCCTGAGGTGGAATAATGACATTAAAAACAGCATCAGTACTACCAGAAGTATTGGTAATACCACCTGCTTCTAAATCAACTGTACCATAAGTATATCCATCACCACCTTGTGTAACACTAACAGCAGATACTTGGCCAGAAGAGTTAACAGTTACAGAACATTTTGCATTGTTTCCATTTCCATTAACAGGAACATTGGTATAAGTAGCAGCATTACCGTAACCAGCACCTCTATTAGTAATAACAATATTCTTTAATTGGTTTCCACTAAGAGCAGCGTTACCTCTTACCGCAGTAATATTTGCATTAGTGGTTGTTTCCCAATCATCAGGAACTGGGATAAAATTAGTTGATTCAAATTTGACAAGATCTCCAGGGTTAATAGTATAGAGATACTTCCAAAGATAACCATCACCACTAGTACCAGCAGCTTTTGGTTCCAAATCTGTGTGAAGAGGTTCATCAAGAGATGGTTTACCTAATAAGTTATCTGGATCAAAACCATTAGCAATACAAATATAAACTCTATAATCACTATTCATTACATAGTAATTTGCACCATATAAATTTGATGCTCCAGTTTGTGCAGCAGTATTACTTCTACTATAATCGTCTCTATAATAATCGTATGTTGTACCAGAAGTCCAAGCAAGTTTTCTTACAACTCTCTTTACATCTCCAGCATTTATTTTCTTCAATGCAATCATAGTATCCCAATACCTATCCTCTTGATGGAAAGAATCTTTAGGATCAGGAACATTACTATCCCAATCTGACTGAACATCAGTTGCGTTCGGCAGATTAATAAAACTATAATAACTATTCGTAGTCGTCTTAATACCTGCTGCAAAATTAGCGGCATTCAAGACCCTTAGTTGATCTGTTATAATAGCAGACATTTACTTAGACTTTTTTTCTTTATTTAGTAAGAACGTTTGATGTTTTTAATTCTGCGAATTACAGGAGCAGTTGATAGCCCAGTAATACCATCATCAGTAACAATACTGAACGCATGTGGGTCACTATCTCTAGTAACATTAGTCAATTTACCGAATGTATAATTACCAAAGTAACTATTAATTCCAGTAGTAACACTTTCTGTAGAAGATACGCTAACTGTGACTCTTTGAACCCCAGTTGTACCAACTCCTACTACATAATTTTCACTATATGAAACAGACATGGCCTCATATATGTTATCTATAAAGGTAGATCCAATACCAACAGTACCAATACCAGTTCCAGTACCGTAGGATGTTAATCCAATACCAGTATTAGAATTATGTACCATAAATTTATCACCTGCTGTTAATGCGGATATAGTCACTGCAGTACCAACTCTGGTAGCATCTCTGAATAGTTCATTTACATATAGATCAAACACTAGTCCAGTGGATGCAACTCCAACAGTAGTAGCAGCAATACCAGAAATAAATCCAAAGTCTCCTTGTATGGTAGGAGTTCCGAGTGTATCAGCAACACCAGTTGGTTCTCCAATTAGAACTAAAGGTGTAGTTGCATTAGTATAACCAGCACCAACTTCATCAACAGTTAGTGTATTAACTGTTCCAGCAGCACTGACTGTAGCAGATGCAGTTGCAAGTGTACTTACACCAAAGTATGTACTAATAGAAACTGTAGGTGCTTCAGTATATCCCATACCTGCATTTGTCAAATCTAGACTAATAGTTCCTGTATCAGAAACGATAGCAGTTGCAGCAGCAGAAATCTTAGGTCCATTCTCATCAACAATAACTAAATTCAATTCAGAACCTGTGTATCCTTCCTCATTATCATCGAATAATGGACGGAGACTCTCAACATAGATTGTTGTAGAACCAACTCCAACATTACTAATAATTCTAGTAGAAGGAGTAATTGCAGATTCGTTGATGATTCTTGCTTTAGAAACATATACACCATCAACAACAATATCATCTTTTTGCTTGATCCACGTCAAAGGACGTTCCATAGCAGTATTAGTAGTAATACCAGGACCAAAATATTGAATTGTACTAAACTTATCAGAAGTTTGAATACCACTAACAATACGTTCAGTTTGATCAAATCCAAATGTTGAAGACTTAGTGGCTTCATCACGAAGACGAATCTTATCACCTTTCTTTATAGTTTCAATAATATCAACAAATACGGAGTCAGTAGCAGATCCTTTAAAGTAATAAACCTTTAAAGTATCACCCTCTTTAGGTGCTTCAAGGAAATCAATAACACTACCACCCTTAAACTCATAAGAAACACCAGGATCTTGTAGAATATCATTAATAAAGATAAGTAAATTATCTTGAATTCTAATAGGTGATCCTTTAGCAGATCTAAGTGAAACAGGAACTCCTGCCTTGTTTATTGTAAATGATTTTTTAACTCCATCGAAGAATGGACTAAAGTTATCAAGTACTTCTAATTGTCCAAATGTCCAACCAGAGAAACTATCATCATGAACTGATTCAATAATGATGCGGAAATCTTTAAAGTTTGCAGGTGTACCAGTTGTTGGAATACCAGTAAAGTTTGCAGTATTAGCAGGAACAGTTAATACATCACCAACGGCATAGTTACGTCCAGTATTATTAATCTTAAACTGAGTTACACTATTACCCAAACCAACTGTAATATCAACGGTAGCATCAACTCCACTTGTAGTAGAACCACCAGCAGCAACTAAAGGTACGTTATCATATCCAGTGGGTGCATCAATAAAGACTTTAGGTGGATTTTCAAAAGTATATCCAGCAGCTACAGCATTTGTAACTCCAATACTTACAATGTATCCACTTTCAACAACAGCAGTACCAATAGAAACAATATTTGGATATCCAGTAGCACCCGAAGTACCTACTCCAACATAAACAGTTTGAATACCAATTCTATATCCACTACCACTATTACCAATAGATATTGATTCAATAGTACCCAAACCAGAAACAACAGCAGTACCACCAGCAGCAACTAATGGTTGATATCCCATTCCTTCTGATGAACCAACATTAACAAGAATACCACCTCTAGGAAGAGTACCGACATTCAAGTCAGAAGTTACCGATGAAGCAGTTCCTGTAAATGTAATGGATGATATTCCACTAGTATCTTCAGTTAAAGTGTAGTCAACATCTGGACCTTGGAATATCTCATTTAACAAGAATACACCATTATTAGTAGAGAATCCAACAACATTTGAAGTTGAACTTGTTAACGTAAATGTCTTAGCAATACCAGTAAAATCTTTAGAGATAGAATCAAAGAGGAGGTTATCATTGTAAGCCTCATTATCATCAGACTCTGCAGTTCTGATAAATGATCTTCCTTGGAAAGTAGAACGTGTTTGTAATCCAGCATATCCCTCTTCACCATAAGGAGGTTCTACAAAGTTTAGTGAATTACCTAATATGGTGTAATTACCATCATACTTAGTAACTACAAGATTATTACCAGAAGATACTGTATGAACTCCAAGATCACTACCCAACCATCCTCTATCCACTAATAACTGATTTGCAATACCAGCGTATCCAGTAGATTTAACTCTCATATATTCATCATCAACTTTTATTATCTCACCACCAACCATTGAAGCAACGTTTGTTATCTGAGCATTAACCTGCGAAGCATTCATGGTGCTAACCAATCCAACAGTAACACCAGTAGAAACAATTGGTGATTGGATATTGTTATCAAGAGCAATTAAACACTTAGTGTCTTGCTTATGAGATGTAATAGAATGACTATTACCAGTTCCAACTGTAGTAAATCCAAGAACTGTTGGAGGTGTTGCAAGAGCATCAGATGCAGTAGGTGCTAATCTAATTAAATCTTCACTAACTTTAACAGCATAAACCGTAGTTCCAATTACACCACCAACTGTAGCAATACCAGCTCCATCATAAGCATATGTAAGTTTCTCACCACTAACTAAGAAATGATCTGCAAGTTGAATGGTATTTGCATCAATACTAATAACTGAAGTATCAATTTCAGGATCCCAAACCTTTCTAAAGATTGGTCTGTTTCTGTGAGTAAGATTAAAGTTACGTTTAACAACAGAAAGAGTACCACTATAAGTACCTTCCCCAGTACGGAATTGACCAATTGAATTTCCATCTCCTATTCCAAGAGTAGAAATACCACCAGACCTTTGATTTTCTACAGTTTGACCATATACTCTTACCTTAGTTGCTATGTTTGCATTTGGTGTAAAGTAAACACAGAAATCACTACCTGAGAAACCAGCACCAACAGTTCCTAATCCAACATCCAATCCATTACCATCATCGTCATAAGTAAGAACTTCACCATACTCTGAAGAATATGCTTGAGCAATAATACCATCACTTGATTGAGAAACAAGCATTTCTCTAAGAGATGCTTTACTGTTAGTTGTATCTTCTACATTGATTATAAAATGAGCACCTTCATACTCTGTGCTTGTAAATCCGCAAATATTATTCTGTCCAGGAGTTGCAGAAGAAGAAATAGAAGTATAGAATGATTCCATCATTCCTTCTACTAATGTTGTAGAACCAACCCCAGTAGCATTAGAATTAAATTCATAATCAACAATCTTAACTGCACATGTAGTATTAACACCAGCATTTGGATAGAAATTCAAATTAGTTGGTCCATTTGTTTCAACTCCAAATGTTCCAATCATTCCTCCACTACAGAAAGCACCATAATCAACAAATCCTGTACCAGAATCATTACCACTATTATCATGAACAATATTAATTTCTGCTAACTGATGAGTGGCAATACCAGCAGTAGTTTGCACAACTTCAACTATTACTTTATTAGCCGCAGAGTTAGTTGAACTAATACCAAGAATACTACTTGCTGCTCCAATAGCAGTCGTTGTAGTAAATCCAGTAACTGTGACTAAATCTCCTATAGATGTAGATCCAATTCCAGTAACAGCACCAGTTCCAACACCAGTCATTCTGTTAAAGTCAACAGAAATAAAATCAATAACATAATTATTCAATTCAAACTTAGTTGGATAGAAATTAAGATTAGCAAATGCACCACTAAACACATAATCAAAGTATCCTAAGAAACCAGAGCTATCGATGCTATACTGGTTAATATATGCATAAGTACCATCTTGGACAACATTGAAGAATCCAGTTTGAGTCTCCCCAGTATAACGTGTATCTTTTACATGATAGAAGTATCTGTGGGCAGAGAAGGTATCTTTGTTTACAAAGTCAAACTTCTCAAAGGGGTCTGTTCTAGGAGTACTGGAGAATAAATCACCAACATCATCAATTGATAGAACTCTGTTAGTTCTTGCTTCCTCATAATCAGTAAGAATCTTATTATCTAAAACAATCTCTTTAGAAACAGTTATTTGATTGGCACTACTAATACCAGCAACTTCAACACTTAATTCTGAAGCATTATCAAAATCTAATTTAGTACCAACATCACTGACTGATGATAAATCAACTTTAATATCTACTGTTTGAATACCAACAGATGCAGAAGCAGCACCTCTACCAGGATTAGGGAATCCTACTCCTCCAGTTCCATACGAACCGTCACCTTGCTCATCTGCATCATTCGGTCTTCCATCAAAAGATTCAATCTCCATATCAGAGAACTTTTTGAATCCACTAGTATGAGTTATTTCACTAACTACATCTTTCCAAGTAGAATACTGAACAGGTGATTTGATTGAATATGCAAATGATTGATAATAATCATTATCAGGCATTCTTTGTCTTGAATCATTCAAGAACCCAGTTATATTCTGATTTCCTTGTCTTTGTTCTACAAGAGGCCCTACATCAAAAGTAGACTCAAAATTCTCAATTGATTGTACGAATCCAACTTGATTAGATGAATCTCCTTCAATTTGCTTACCTTCTTCAAATACATCACCAGTAGCAACTCTTAATGTATTATTATTTCTATTCCATCCAATTACAGTACCAGTCTTAGTTCCAGTAAGAGTTTCTTGTGTAATTTTTTCTTTAATATTAAAATCACCCTTTAAAGTCACTGGTTCAAAACCAGGAAAATGTTTTTCTGGTATTACCCTACCAGCAGACGCATCTGGGTCATATTCACCAGGATTATCATTTTCTAGAACAAAAGTAACTTTAGGATTAGCACCACCAAAGTTAGGGGTAATAGAATTAAGAGTAAAGAGGTTATAATCATATTCACTAGAGTTGTATCCAAATCCAGTAGTAGCAATACCAACACCTTCAATTAAAACTTTATCACCAACAGCAAATGGGAAATCTTGTCCTACAGAGAAATCAGTATCAAGAGTAAGTTCTACTGTTGCAGAAGTAGTTGTAAATCCAACAGTTTCAATACCAACTCCATTAGAATTATGAATAGGTATTATGGTTGGTTTAGGATCTTGAAGTCTCTTAGTATTTTCCTTAATACTAGCACTCGAAACACCAACCGATCCAGTTACCTCAGTAATAATATCACATTCATCTAAAATTGATCCACTAACTCTATCTTTAACAATCAACTTTGGTGCAATAGAATAATTATGTCCACCAGAAGTAATTCCAATATGATCTAAGGTTCTAAACCTATCAATTTTAAATAGACTTGGTAATGCTCCAGTTGGACGTAAAGTTTTATCATATGGGAATTCATAACCAGGATTGGTAATATGTGTTGTTTGTACTTTACCAATTGAATCGCTTTCTACTCTTAAGATGCAACCATTACCATAAGTTGTAGCAGCAGTTCCTGTATATGTTCTACTTACAGTAGAAACTCCAGGAATACTATTATAACCATATCCTTTATTGGTTATCTTAATATCTGCAATAGGCCCTAAAGCACCAGCAGAAGAAGTTTCATATGATAAACGAGCAGTTATGTCCGTATAACTTGCTGTTTCTGGTTCATTTGGAACATTAAAACTAAACGTTGTTGATCCCATAGATGAGATCTTAAATTTACCATCATATAAAGAATCAACTAACTTAATAGTGTTGTAGTTATTAACAGTTTTATCAACATCAATTTCAGATTGAACTGTAGTAATTCTATCTGGATTAACAGGAGTTAAATTGTAATAAAGTATTTCAGGAGTCTGAACGTTAGTTTGTAATAATACTTTTCCTCCAGTTATACCAACACTTCCACTAGAAGTAACATCAAATTGATCAGGTGTTACTGTAAGGAACTCATGTTTAAAATCTTGATCTCTATAAAAATTAACTGAGAACGCTGAATAAGTTGTACCACCTGAGACATTTCCTAAAGAACTATCAGCAACGTTAAGTTCTAATTTTTGTCCTCTAGTAACTGTAAGAAGAGGGTTAATAGGAAGAAGAGAATGTGTTACTGCTCCTCCAGTAGAAGCTAAAGAAACTGCTAATGGATATTGAATATTAGCATTATAAGAATTTGATGCTAATCTTAACTTATCTGAACTATCTTTAATTACATAATATGATGTATTATCACTTAAACCAGATACAACACTGGTTGATTCATATATGACTTGATCTCCAGTATTAAGACCATGATTTGTAATACTAATAGTATTATTAGTGGTATTAACATCTCCTTGTACGAAAGTTGATAATCCTACTGTAGTCTTT